TCATTTTCGTCGATTCCAAAGAGCGTGAATGTCTCTTTGTAGTTGCGGATGTTCATGACGAGCTCGCGCGCGAGCTTAGCCATCTGGATCTCGTCGAAGTCTACCATGACACCTGATTAGACCCGAACTCTTAAGAGATTCTTGAGCATTGTTCGTTAGCTATGCTGGCATGAGCCCTATTCCACAGCCCGCTGCGCCACATCCGCTAGGAACCAACGTCATCAGCGTGACGCCGCCGGCGATGCTGGAGGCGCAGCTGCTCAAGCAGGAGCAGGAGCGGGCGGCGGCCGCTGCGCCCGCTCAGCCGGCTCCGCCCCAGCTGGTTGGATTCATCAAGGGCCAGTTCGAGATCTTCCGCAATCACCGCAATACTGCCAGTGGCTGGTCCGGCCGGCTGATTGAAGCGTTGCGTGCATTCAACGGTCAATACAGTCCGACCAAAATGCAAGAGGTTATGAAGTTCGGCGGGTCGCAGATCTATGCCCGCCTGACCGCGCAGAAGTGTCGGGCGGCCTCCTCACTTCTGCGCGACGTCTATCTCGGTGCCGACACGCCATGGGCGGTGCGGCCGCCGGCTGATCCGGATATCCCGGATGAGATCATGCAGAAGATCGACCAGCTACTGCAGCATGAGCAGCAGATGGTACAGCAGACCACCGGGCAGCCGCCGCCGGAGGATGCCGCCCGCACCCGCCGGATGGCGCTGATGGAGTCGGCGCAGGAGGCCGCCCGCAAGCTGGCGCAGAAGCAGGCCAAGTCCTCGCAGGACAAGATCGAGGAGTTTCTCAGGAACGGCTTCTTCTATCACGCCTTGGCCGAGTTCCTGGTGGACCTGCCGATATTTCCGTTCGCTTGCCTCAAGGGCCCGACGGTCAAGATCATTCCCGAGATCCAGTGGCAGCAGGGGCGGCCGGTGGTCAAGCAGATCCCCACCATGATGTGGTCACGGGTGTCGCCGTTCGACCTCTGGTGGACCCCCGGTGTGAGCGACATCGCCAATGCCAATGTGATCGAGAAGTCCGGCCTGACCAGGGCCGAGATCAACGACATGCTCGACCTTCCCGGCTTCAACCAGGACGAGGTGCGCGCTGTGCTGCAGGAGTATGGCCGCGGCGGGCTGTACGACAACTGGGACACCACCGATGCCGAGAGGGCGGTGTTGGAGAGCCGGGAGAACCCGGCTTGGAACAGAAGCGGCTTGATCAGCCAGATGGAGTTCCACGGCAACGTCCAGGGCGAGATCCTGCAGGACTACGGCATGCCGGGGATATCAGATCCGCTGCGGGACTATCATGTCGACGCCTATTGCATCGGCAATCACGTCATCAAGGCCAATCTCTCGCCCTCTCCCCGTGCGCGGCACAATTATTTCATTACCAGCTTCGAGAAAGTGCCGGGTACGCCGGTCGGTAACTCGCTGTGCGACCTGATCGCCGACATCCAGGACGTCGCCAACGCCACCTTGCGGGCGCTGATCAACAACATGAGCATCGCCTCCGGTCCGCAGGTGGTGGTCAATGTCGAGCGCTGCCGGCCAGAGGAGAACGTCGATGAGATGTATCCCTGGAAACACTGGCACGTCGTGTCCGATCCGGTCGGCAACAATGCCAAGCCGCCGGTCGAGTTCTATCAGCCGCAGTCCAACGCCCAGGAGCTCCTGACGGTCTTCAAGGCTTTCATCGATCTGTCTGACGACGTGTCGGCCATTCCCAAATATATCGGCGGCCAGGCGTCGGGTGGCGCCGGCAGGACGGCGTCCGGGCTGGCCATGCTGATGGGCAACGCGTCCAAGATCCTGCAAACGGTCGCGGCCAATATCGACCGCGATATTTTCGAGGTGGCGCTGCAGCAACTCGCAGATTTGGTGTTGCTGACGGATACCAGCGGTGCCTTGACCGGTGAAGAGGACATTTACGTTCAGGGCGTCAATGTTGCAGTGCAGCGCGAGACCCAGCGGCAGCGTCAACTCGAGTTCTTGCAGCACACCAACAATCCTGTGGATATGTCCATTATGGGCATCAAGGGCCGCGGTACCGTGCTGCGGTCGGTGTCGCAGACCATCGGGCTCGACGGCGACAACGTGGTGCCGTCGGACGAAGTGCTCGCCAAGAAGCAGGAGAAGCAGGAGCAGAACGAACAGGTCAAGGCGATCAACGAGCAAGTCGACAAGGGCATTCAGGCTGGAGTTGAGCAGGGCGTACAGAAGATCGCCTCAGAGCTCACAGCAGGGTTCCTGGCCTCGCATGCCGCACTGCCTGGCGAGGAAGCGCCGGGTGGCTCACCAGGCATGGGTACGCCTCCAGGCGGCTCTGGAGGTGGTCCCGCTGGTGCCCCACCCGGACCGCCAGGGATGGGACCAGGCATGGGTGGAGGCGTGGCGGGCCCACCGCGGCCAGCCAATATGGACGAGGCCGCCAATCAGGCGCGCGGCAACCAGCCCACTCCAATGTCGAACGCACCGGCTTTGCCGGGGAACGTGGTTGGGCTGCAGCGCAGACCGATGCAGCCGGGTATGCGGCCGCCGTCGATCGGTGGCGGGCCGGGATGAGAGCTTAACTAGAGGAGACTGAGATGGTGACAGGAGCGACGGGACCGACGGGACCGACGGGAACGATGACGGACTTTGTTGCCAAAATTCGGGTGACCCATCCGGACGAGATCGTGGAGGTGTCAGCCATGACTCGCGAGGAGGCGATTTCACAGCTGGTTCAGGAGCACACCGCTGCCGGCGACAAGGTCGAGGTCATGACGGTGGTGGAGAAGGAGACGGTCGTTGGTTCCACTGGTACCACCGGTACCACCGGTACCAGCGGCACCACGGGCGGCACCGGAGCTTAAATCATGGCGACGTATTTCATCCGGCAGCGGCTGAAAGGCCCGATCGGGATCATCAGTGTCGTGGCCAACAGCCGCCAGGCTGCGATTGCCATCCTCACGCAATCGGCTGCTCCAGGGACGGAGTACGAGATCTTCGATGCTTCGACGGCCCTGGCGGCAACCGGGACGACGGGTCCGACCGGTCCGCTGGGTCCGACCGGTCAGGCCTGGGAAGCCGAACCAGAAGCCACCGGTCCGACTGGGCCATGAAGATTGCTTGGAACGCCATTGTAAAAAATGAAGAGGCAGTGATTGAACGCTGCATCCGCAGTCTGTTGCCATATGTCGACTACGCCATCGTGGTCGATACTGGTTCGGAAGACCGGACGCCGGAGAAGATATCGCGGTTGTTTGCGGGCGCCCGCAAGCCGTTCGAACTGCACTATGCGCCGTTCGATAATTTCTCTCAGGCCCGCAATGTCGCCCTGCAGCGGGCACGCGAGTCTCCGCTGGAGTGGGACTATCTGCTGCTGGCTGACGCTGACATGGAGTTGCGGGTTGAGAACCCGGACTGGACTAAGAAGTTAAATGGCGGTCCGGCTTATGACATGCGGCAGGTTGGCGGGGCGCTTGGCTACTACAACAAGCGTCTGGTGTCACGGCAGGCGACAGGTAATTACGCTGGAGTTACCCATGAATATCTGGATGTTCCATCATCCGGTGTTATTGCTGGTGCTGATTTTGTGGATCATGCTGACGGCTATAATCGGCCTGACAAGTTTGCTCGAGATATTGCTCTACTGGAGCAGGCGCTCGCTACGGAAACAAGTCCGGGATTGATCGAACGCTATCATTTTTATCTGGCGCAGTCGTATTACGATGCTGGGAGGTTCAACGATGCTATTACGCACTATCGAAGGCGGGTTGAGCTTGGCGGCTACGCAGAAGAGCAGTGGTACGCTCAAATGCGGCTTGCGCACTGTCACCGAAATCTCGGGGACCACGTTCATTTTTTGTGGGAAATGCTTCGCGCTTATTCTATGCGTCCCTCGCGAGCAGAGCCCATCTATGAACTTGCGAGCTATTTCCGAGTACGAGGAGAAAATTTCACCAGCTTGCTCTTCTCTGAGCCTGGACTGGGATTTTCAGTGCCCAGAGGCGATCTCCTTTTCATCAATGATTATGTCTATAAGACTGGTCTGAGAGAAGAGTTTGCGATCTGCGCTTATTACGACGAGCACCGTCGTTCTCGCGGGGCCAAGGAGACCAATAAGCTGGCGCTGGAGGGTAGTGTCCAGGCGCGGTTCAACCAATTTTGGTATCTGCAGCCGCTGGCGGCAGCGGTGCCGTCATTCCAGACCAAGCGGATTCAGTTCATTCCGCCTGACGGCTATGTCGATTGCAATCCATCGGTGATCAATCATGCTGGCAAGCTTCTTACATTGGTGCGGACGGTCAACTACACAATCACTCCAGAAGGCCAATATCGGATTCGCGCCAGCGATGGCTCGCTCGCTGGTGATCATCCTATTTGTACTCGCAATTTTATTGGCTCTGGCCCTGACGACTGGCGAGAGATAGGTCTTCCTGAAAATTTTCCAGAGCCGAAATATCAGATGGTGCGTGGGTTTGAGGACTCACGGCTTTTTCAGCGTGGTCAAGAACTTTGGACACTCTCGACCGTTCGAGAACTGACCCCCGAAGGATGGTGCGAACAAGTTCTAGCGCCACTTGATCGCTCAGAGGGGAGCGGGAGTTGTTGCTACGGAGACAACTGGAAACAAATCCTTCCAAGTCATCGTGTTCATCAGAAGAACTGGATGCCGTGGTCGATGCCATGGTCTGATGGAGGGGACGAACTTCAGTTTGTTTACCGGCTCGGGACATTGGTCAACTCCAAGGGTGAGGTGATCGCACAGCATGATTTTGATTTTGATGTTTCGCATATTAGTGGAGGGTCACAGGTTGTCA